AGCACAAAAGCACACGACGTTTGCCCAGGGTTGCTAACGCGGCACGCACCGTCACAGTACGCGGTCATCATCGTGTGTTCTCCCGCCCCTCAATAAACACTTCGTGCTGAGCGGGACATCTGTAGAGGGCTAAGTGCAGCCCCTCAGGGAAGTTTACATTTTCCATGATGTAGTGTATGCCGGCCCAGTCTCTGTGAGCCTGAGCCGGACACAGCGGACAGTTGACGTACAAGGGGAACGTTTCTTTGTTTTGTTTTCTCATTTCATCCACCTATCCGCGATGTGTCCATCGAATTCCATGATAACCATCACCATGACTTCCGCGGCCGCACGCTTGAATGCATCGCCCACTAAAGCTTTGACCTGCTCCCCGAATCTCTTCGGGCAGTGGACCACAAGCTCATCATGAACCATGTTTTGAATACGAGCCCTGAACTGAGGCAGTGTGTGCCAGAGATAAGGCTTTCCGTTCTTGTCGAAGCCGCAGCCCATGGCGCGCTTGATTATCGAAGCGTTTGTGCCCTGGATGCAATGGTTCTTTCCTCTGCGGCCAATGGAACCCATCATCGCGCGCATACCCTGACGAATCTCTTTGTCAGTTGGCGCCCGGTGCGTGAGCATCCACAGTTCATCTTCGTTTGGCTCGCGCAGCTCTTTGGCCTTGAACGCGAAGAGAGCTAATTCAATTTCCTCCTCGTTCAACTCCAACTTCTCATCTTCGTTGTCCTTGACCCACTCACGAGCTAGTTCGTAAGTTGGCTCCAGGAACAACCTGCGTCGGCCGTACATATCCCGTGATTCTTTATTGCGTTTAGCTTCCTCACCGCTACGATACAGGTACGCCCACACCTCGGGGAATTTCTGTTCGTGGAGCCGCATCAGATCCTTGGCAGTCTCTAGTGTGACGCCGAGCTGGTCAGCCAGAGCATCCGGCCCACCACCGTAGCACAACAGGAAGTTGATTGCCTTGGTCCCATCGCGCAGCGCCTTGTGACCTTTACATTCGCACTTCTGACGCTCCGGTTGTCCGTCTGCCCCCTTCTTGAAATAGGCGCAGTTGGCTTCTGTGGCCGCGGGCCATTTCTCTGGGTACAAGATCTCAGTGGAAACGGAGTGGACATCCTGACCCTTAGCAAAAGCTGTGATCCAGGTTTGTGCCTGGGCAAGCTCAGCTATGATACGGAGTTCTGCTCCCGCCATGTCTACTGTGACGATGCAGTACTCTTCGTCCTTAGTCTCGCAGGCTGCCGTGAAACACTTCTGACAGACGTAAGACTTCTCACTGGGCACCTGTCCCTCAGGGTATGTGACCAACTTGGTGTCGTAGTCACAACAAACTGACACACGTACTTCAGGATTGGGTGGATCACAGATGAAACAAGCGCGCACCTCGTCATCCTTCGGCAAGTTCATTGCGTTAGGCTTCTCTGACGATGAACGCCCGGTCTCGGCCTCGAGTTGGTTAAACTGGCAGTGCAGTCTTCCGTCGCCGGGGTGACGCCAGCCCTCTTTAGCTATCGGTTTGTTGACCCATTTTTGTGTCCATACTTCGCCGTACGTACCAGTTTCCTTCTTGCCCTTACGATACTTCCTCAATACCTGAATAAGAGGACGGTCGTTAAACTTCAGCAACACGTCGTCTCCCACGCTCTCAATGTGTTTCATTCCCGGAAACTTTTGTAAAGCGTCCAGGAGCTGCGTGTTAGATCCATAGTTGATGAAAGCTTCGCCTTCGCACTTCTCGATGATCTTCAGAGCCTTAGTTCTGAACTTACTAAGCTCATTATAGTTCTTGCGTGCTTCTGCCTTGGCCATCGCGCGCAGCTGCTTTTGGTTCTTCAGGACGACTCTGAGTTCATCTTTACGGGTCTTGTCTTTCTCCTGGCGTATCGCTGCGGCCGTAGCCATCTCATCCGCGGTCGGCTCTTCGAAGTCCTCACGCCAGATCTTTTCGAGCCTATCCAATTCGTTATAGTTAATCGCGGTAGTCTTAGTGCCGACGATTGGAATAAAGCTTTCGTCTAGGATTTTTACTTCCTGAATACGTCGGAGCTTCACAGCCTCGATGCGCTTCAACCAGCGCTCGTCATCCATGTTCTGCCCCACCAAATGCATATCGACATAGGTGCCCAAGGCATCATTCTCGATCTGCACGGTAGCAAGCAGTTGTTCTGCTGTGAGCACCTTCAACTGAGCCAGACGCATAGCGAGCGGTGTACGTATGTCCAGCGCCGCGTAATCAATTTGTTCCTGCGTAAGAGGAGAGCACAGATCGAAGTGTTTCTGCTCGTCTTTGTTGATTGTGACTCCGAAGTAGCGCTGCATGATACGCAGCATGGAGAACTCTTTATACTTCTTAAGACCAATGCGGCCGGCGTGAATCACCTTCTCCGCAAGATCAGTGGAGTACAGATGCCAGATGCGCTTGCCGAAGTTCCAGTTGAACACTTCGTATTCGAACGACAGGTTCTGTCCGACCTTCAGCACTTTGGCTGTGCACAATACGGGCGTGAGGATTTTGAAGATGGGCTCGTACAGCGTCCCGTTATATTTACCGTAATGCGCCTGGGATTCAATTAATTTTTCTTCTGACCCGGCGAAGGGAAGAAGGTCGATGACAAACTGCTCATCCTTGTCCCCGATCTGGATGGTACGCACGCGCCTGTTCCAGAAGTCGTGAACGAAGTTGGTCTCTGTGTCCACACCAGCAATAGGAACTTGGAGCGCCAGGATCCGCGCCATCCCTTTGGCTAGCCTCTCCAGCCCGGCGCCGTCTTGTACCAGCGTGATGTTCATCGGCGGCTTAAGGTCGGCCGGTACCAGTGGTTTGTAGATCGCTACGTCGTCCATTATGCCTTTCATAGCATGACCTCAACGCCCGGCGTTGAGGTGCTTGTTTTATGTTTTGCGGGTGGACCTTATGGCTTGCCCCCAGCCGGCCCGGCGCTGGGCAGTGGAGAGTGGCCCTAAAGTTGCAAGGTGTTTTTGAAAGCTTGTTATTTCTGCCCTCAAATCGTTCATTTTCTGCAGCTTAGAGTTGTCTCCCACGAAAATGAGTAGTGGGTCGCGCTCTAACGACCTCAGCTCAACCTTTTTAGATTCAATAAGTTGGAATAGTCGTTGCCTCTGTTTGCTCAGGGAATCCCTAGCCTTGTTCATGGGTCCTTGTGTTTTCAATCACTTACACGAATAGGTGCTATAAGTGTATTTGTTATCAATTACTTAGCTTTTTGGTTAGCCGTATACCTATATATATGCCCAGCCAACGACTTGAGTATAGCGATTTTTCACCCGAAAGTCAACAGTTATTTTTCGAGAAAAACGGTTTGTTGAAAACAAAGGGTTTGTAAATAGTTCTTGCTTACCTCTTGACAGGTGTGGTATAGTTATAGATGGGCACATAGAAATGCCCACAGATCTTCACGAGCGGATGCAACGTCCGCAAATAAAGCGGCGCGCCGACCTACGGGGCTTTCTCTCCTTAGCCCTCCCGGCGCGCCCTCAGTCTTGGGCCGAGTTTTCTGAAATACGAAATGCGCCGAACAACCAATCGGCGCGCCCAACGTTTATACCCAAGCCCACTGTTGTGGGTTGAGGGTCAGGTCCACACCAGATCCGGCCCCTAATTTTGATTCGTTTAGAGATGTCGCAGCCGAGAGCGTAAGGCGAACTCAACGAACAATGTGCGCATGAGGGCTGTGAATAGACAGCCCCTGCGCAAATGCCCCTGTAGCTCAGACAGCAGAGCAGCGGTTTTGTAAACCGCGGGTCGGGAGTGCAACTCTCTCCAGTGGCTCCATTCTTGATTCGCAAATAGCGAATAGGTGTGAGGGTTCAAATCCCTCTCGTTGACTGAGAGCGTGGTCGAGGACCCTGGCTGGAGCCAGGGAGCCCAGTCTGACACCCTGGAAAGACAGGGAATTTTTAATGCGAATGTGGAGTATCTGGTGGCTCGGCTGTCTTCCAAACAGCTCAAGGCAGGTTCGATTCCTGTCATTCGCTCCAAATTTAGCAACCTCCTGCAAAGGGGCACTCGGTGCGAAAGGGGTTGATACGCTAACCCGTTGCTAATTGATACACTGCGCAGAGGACCGATGAGTCGCCTGGGTTTGCGCCCATCTGGACTTATGTCACTGCGCGCGACCCGCGGAACAACGCAAATGACCGCGGGAAGTATTGGGATAAGATAAAAGCAGTCGGCCCGCCTCCAAAGCGGTGCAGTCTCGGTGCAACTCCGAGTCCCTTTGCCAAATTTGATGAGCGTGCTCATTGTGTTTCCAGGTTAATTACTTGGCTCTTACAATGGGAAGGTAGCCAGCCCCACGAAGTGCGTGTTCTCAGCGCCGCCGTCTCGTCAATTGATTCTCGGTGTGTAGTCGGGTAAATGGAAGCCCCTCCGCTTTGGAAGCGGGTACCTTTAGGGTCTTGGATGTTCGAGTCATCCCACGCCGACCAGATTTTAGAAGTTCTGCGGGCTGATAATCCGCGGATGTACCACCCAAATGCGATAAAAGGCCGTATGCGTGCCGGATAGCTACCGTCACATTCGAAGCATACAGCTGGGGCCATAACCCGTAATGGGGCGCCTCTGGAACGCTAGTGGTGGGTTAGTGCGCATGTGAGTCCCTTTGAGGCGATGCGCGCTTGGGCGATGCCGTCACGCCTGTGCCGGGACACCTAGACCCGGCCAAGCACTCGATGAGTGAAGACGTACAAATGAGAGGGAGTGGCGAGACACTCAAGGCCAAAAAGTCTCGCTTCATATTTTGCTGAAGACGCTTCAGCTGGTGGACGAACCCAGTTAGCTAACATCCAGAAATGGAGTGTTATGCCGACTAGATCAAAAACAAAACAAGCAATGTGGAATAGGTCTCATTACCTACGCCACAAAGACCAACGATTAGCAGATAATCGTAAGCGTAAATTAGAATCCAAAGAATGGGTGAGAGAGTATAGAAGGGCTCACTCGTGTGTAGTATGTGGGGAGGACGATGAAAGGTGTTTAGACTTCCATCATCGTAACCCAAAAGAAAAAGTTTTAGAAATTACTGTGGCGGCTAACAGAGGGTGGTCGGTGCAAAGCTTGTTGGAAGAAGCTAACAAGTGCGACATGTTCTGTGCTAATTGTCATAGAAAATTTCATGGGCGAGTACGTCAACAGGAGACTAAGACCCCTGCAAGGTCTTGATGCGAGTGCAACTCTCGCCTTGTCCACCAATTTTTATGTTGCGGAGTGGTAGCGTAGGACAATACGTCTGGCTCATAACCAGAAGACGTGGGTGCAAATCCCACCGCCGCAACCAAATCTTCTCGTTAAGCTGAGACGTACGCCAGCATGGGCCGTAGGGGCTCAAGTACGCGGGGCAACCGATGACGCCTGTCCAACATGCCTATCGTTCAAGACGCGCCCGCAACGAGGACCAAATTTTCAGGCAGCGTCACCAAGCTCAACCGTAACTGGTTGGGCTTTTTTTGTGCCGACTCAAGAGGACCAAGCTCGAAAGCGCAGACAGCGCGGCGGGCCTTGGAGAAGCAAAGTGAATAACACATCGAAGCCGGTGGAACTTGATTTACTGGATCCACTCGTTGACCCTTACGCAGTTGAGGGCGCCGATGCCCCCGAAGATATGCAAGGCAAGAAAGACAAAACTAGACTCAGGAGAACACAATGTCCACAGAAGCAACTAAAGTACCTGTAGAAGAAACTACGCCCGGTACCGATGTTCCGGTCACAGAGGTTATACTAGAAAAAGTCGAAGAGGCTGCACAGGAAGTCGCAAAGGAAGTCAAGAAGTACGCTACCGAAGCAATCATAGAGTTGGACCTAGCAGACAAGCTCGTGATTTCTAAATTGGAAAACGAGTTCCTTCGCGCGCAAACCGAAATTAAGCGTCTTACGGAAGTCGTGAAAGCAGCACAGGAACGCTTCCCTCAAATCGTCAACTCGTTCGTGGAGAAATATGCAATCTCTCCCGTTACGCACGTGTTCGACAACGTGGAGCTTCATTTCCGCAGGAAGTAAGGAGGCCGAGTGGCCGAAGACTCAGCAGAGAAAACCGTTCAGCCAGAGGCTCAGCCGGAAAAACCGGAGGGGCCTACGGCACTCACCATTGCCGCTGGTAACGGAAAGTTTAAGACGGTACTGAAAGACGGTAAGTCAGGCAAGTTCGTGAAGAAGCCCCGCGCTATGCCTGAGACCCGGGAAATGACGCGCATGATGCGCGAGTTTCTCAACAAAAAAATTACGGCCGACGATGAAGGTAACATCGTAAAGGCAGACAAAACCGTAGCCGAGCAGATTCTGTTGAACATGCTACGCATAGCGGTCAATCAAAACCCAGACCCTAAGTGGGGACAGAATGCCATCGCGGCCACGGAGTGGTTACACCGTAGAGCCCACGGTAAGGATGCCCCTGGTGATGCCGAGCTTGGCGCCCTGGAAAGATCCGGCGTTAAGTTTGTGTACGTTACCGCTCCAAACCTTCCCAATCAAGGAGAGCTAAAGCCTAGAGAGCCAGTTAAACCGAGCTTTGAGGAAGCCCCTTACATAGACGCGGAAGTGATTGAGCAGAACAAATAGAAAGGCAGCCTCAGATGCCTCGAAAAGAGCAGCGGGAAAAAGTAGAACGTCCGTCATACGTTAATGCGTCCGGTGGGTTAGACTTCGATCTGAAATTTAAACACCAACCTAAGCAGTTGGAACTGCTGCGTAACGTAACGCGTGGAGGACATCCCTATACAGTCACAATGGCTCCTCAGATGTTAAGTACTGGAGGTATTCGTTCCGGTAAAACATCAGGAGCTATGATGTATGGAGTGCAGAACTACTGCATGAAGTACAAGAACTGTGACATGCTCGTACTTCGAAGAACATTTAAAGAGCTGGAGAGTGGGGCCATTAACGACTTCAAGGCGTTCATGCCGGAAGAGCTTTACACCTACGATTCCACAAAGCACGTCGCCACGTTGATTAACGGTTCGCGCGTCGTGTTCGGGCACTGCAACAACAACAAAGACCGAGACATTGAACAGTACTTAGGACAAGCTTACGCATTCATCCTGGTTGACGAATGCGGACAGTTCTCCCCCGATGCATGGATGCTCCTCTATTCACGTAACACTGTGAACGCAGGTTGCGAACCTGATGAGTTTGGTAACATGCCGATTCCGTGTCTGTGGGGATGCACCAACCCTATTGGACCGTTCTATGAGTACTACCGCACCTTATTCGTGCAGAAAGAACCTTGGAACAAACCCGAGGATGCACGACAGGATGTGAACGGAACTTGGTGGGTGCCGGAAGCCGGCGAGTGGCGCCTTATTTATGATCCGCGCGACTACGCGTATCAGCGCTCCACCGTGCTGGATAACCCAGAAATTTTGAAACGTGACCCGGGCATCATAGCCCGTCTGAATTCGATGCCGAAAGCTAAACGAGACAAGTTCTTGTTTGGTTTGGACGGCAGATTCGAAGGTCAGTACTTTGATGTGTGGGACGAGCAATATCACACTATCAACCTTAGAGAAGATCCAGAAGCAATTATCTGGCAAGAGTATCAACCGGTATGGGCCGGACAAGACTGGGGAATGGGACACGCCAACGCTGTGTACCTTTTCACTAAAGCTCTTGTAAAAAAATCTGTAGGAAGCGATTACGTCATGAAGACGGTTTGCTTTCAAGAGTTGGTGGTGACTGGCGGCAAGTCCTACAAAGAACTTGCATCGTTGATAGCCTCCAAAGCCAAGTACCCTAACGGGCGCCCATGCAAAATTAAGTATCTGTTCTTCTCTCACGAAAAATTTAGCAAGCAGATGGACACGCACGCTCCGGTGGTTGAGTATTCCAAAACTCTAAAGGCTTTGGGACTTCCGGGTGCTTCGCGCGCTACGCAAGATCGTATCGGTTCGGCGTCTCTCATGTATAACCTACTGAAGAACGGCGAGCTGGTGTTCCTGGATTACTGCAGAGAAATTATCCTGGCAATTCCAGGGTTGATGCGTGATCCGGACAATCTTGACGACGTGCTTAAAGTGGACGCAAAGGGCGACGACTGCTACGACGGTTGCCGCTACGGTTTGTACGGAATGCTTTCAACGAAAGCCCGGCCGGCCGAGGATGCGATTCACGAGCACGCCAAAACCTTAGACCCCGTGGCAGCTCACTTCTATAGAATGAAGATGCTAGCGCAAGCGCAAAACAAAAACTTGCCTGCGCGCCAGCCCGAGCAGCCCGTATGGATGGGGAAGATCTAGGAGACTCATGACAGGCAGAGACATCAGACAGTTTTTAGTTGAGCTTTTTGGTTCACGGCTGGTCGCTCGGCTTGAGGAAGATCTCCTAAGGCTGCGTACCGACTATGAAGCTCGAATGCGCTACCAGGATGACATTATCGCAAACTTGCGAGAAGAGAAAGCAATGTACTTAGCAAAGATCACTTTGTATGAGTCAACATTGCTTCCGCTTTCTTCACGAGCTGGTGCCGAGGTTGTGAAAACGGCAAGGCCGACCAAGCCTACGTTTCCAAATTTTGACTTTAGTGACATGCCTCCGGTTAAGACCCGGTGGCAGGTTGCACAAGAAGAGCACGAAAAAGAAATAGAAGCGGAAATAGCAGCAGAGAGAGAAGCAGAAAAGGCCAAAGCAGCCCAGGCTCCGCAAGGCACCGCTTAAAGGAGACATTGATGTACACAGCGAAAACAGGGAAGAAGTTCGGCAGTGCCTTTGCCGGCCGCAAATACGACGAAATGCACAAAGAAGGGCCGGATTCTCCTGAGCCAAAAGCTAAGGACAAGTTCGCAGGCAAAGGGCCAAACCGTCCCGCGCAGCCTAAGGCATCCAAAGCTCATGAAGCTAAGGAATCGCCAGATTTTGAAGCAGGGGAACAGGAAGGCGCACAAGAAGGCGTCGAAACCCCCGAAAACGTAGTTGCTCAACACGGTAAAGCAACCAGCGTACACATTAAGCACGACCACGTTGCCAACAAGCATCATGTTACTTCGATGCACGAAGACGGCCACGTACATGAGTCGGACCACGCAACTCCGCAAGAAGCGCACCAAGCCGCCGCAACACTGGGCGGGGAGCCGGCCGCGCAGCAAGCAGAGAGTGAAGCAGGACCGGAAGCCAACGACGGTTTCCAGATGCCTGATCTGGGGGCATAATGGCAGCATTTAACCAGGACGGAAAAGTTGTAAACGTAAATGACCGCGTCAGCATTACTGGCCAAGTTGTTTCCGTTACAGGCGCCAGTTCCATTGCGCAGGTTACTGTAAGACCAAATCTTTCCGCATCCACTTTTGTGGCCCAGGCGAACGACATGCAGGCTGTGGCTCACCAAGCGGACGCAGCGCACCCTGCGCGAAGCATTAGCGGTCAGCCTTTTGGTTTTGTGAACAACGCTGTGACAGTTTTAGGGGTCGTAACTGGCATCTCTGGAACGGGCAACACAGCTACTTTAACAGTGTTACTCAAGACTTCGCAAACATCCATCACTGTTCCCGCGGGCGCTGTTCGCAGCGTTGCCGACGTAAGCTAAGGAGACAAACATGTATCAAAGTAAAACTGACCCAAGCCGAAAGTTTGGAAGTGCGTTTCGTGGGCAGAAGTTTGACTCCTACCACGCCGGTCCCGAAAAGTTCAGCGAGGGCGTATCAAAGCCGAGTGACCAACCGGAAGTGAGCGCAACACCTGAGGAGCACGGTGGGGACAAAGTCAACCCCGACATCCCGGAACCAAAAGCTGTAGCGCAGGAACACGGGGCTGCCACTGACGTGCACATCGAGCACAACCACAACAGCGGCGAGCATAAAGTTACATCGAAGCACGAAGACGGACATGAGCACCAGAGTGTGTACAGTTCGGCTGCCGAGGCTTACGAAGCGGGTGGAGATCTGGCGAACACTGACGTGAAGCGCCGGGAGCATCCGGACCAGCAAGGCGCCCAGTCTGAAGAAGACGGGTTCGAAATGCCTGATTTGGCGTAGCGTATGCCGTTCGTATCTAAAGCACAAAATGCGTGGGCTCATACCCCCGCAGGAACGAAAGCATTGGGTGGAGCATCGAAAGTGAAGGAGTGGGAATCGGACACTAATTACAAAGCCCTCCCCGCTCGTAAAAAGAAATTCACATATGCTCCGAAAGGAAAAAAGTGATAGGCATCGGACGCAAGGCAGGCGGCCCAGTGCACATCAATCAGTTCGCTATAAAAGGTGAGAAGGGCACCGGGTATGAAAGCCCCGATGGCCGCGGACCTTTTGAGTGTGCGAATTGTGAGTACTTCCGGAGCAGCAACAACTCGTGCGGGCAAAAAGATATGGTGGCTAAATCAAAACGGCCGCATACGCCTGACGGGCGCGTACAAGTAGAAGCCAAGGGCTGCTGCGAGTACATCGAAAGAACCGGTAAGGAGTAGCCATGGCTCTTGGATTAGGTCGCAAGAAACACAAAGTAGATCTTGGATCAAAAGGAAGTTTCAACGTAAAGAAGGGCGCCCTGCATCGTGCATTGGGTGTACCCGAAGGTGAGAAGATTCCAGCGTCCAAACTTGCAGGTAAGCATCACGGTCATCTTGGTCGTATGATCGCAAGTGCGAAAGGGTTCAAAGCTATGCATAAAGGATAGCAATGAATACTACCTGTATAACTTGCGGTGATATAGTGGTGCCTTCATTAAGGCAAAGAGGTGGTGGTAACAAGAAATTTTGTTCCGCCAAGTGTCGAAGAAAAAGCAGAGCAGTAGTAGAGGCATTGTGGCGTAAAGAGGATCGTAGGGACAACCCTGAGAAGTATGCCCTGAAAAGCAGGATTACAGGATTGAAGCGCAATTACAAAATGACCATAGAAGACTACGAGTCCTTGGTGAGCAAGCAAAAGGGTAAATGTCCTGTGTGCGGAGAACTTCTCCCTCTCATAGAAAAAGAGAACGGTAAACATCCTCCAGTAGACCACGACCACTTTACAGGAAAGCCCCGCGGAGTGCTGCACAATAGATGCAACCGTGCAATAGGGCTCTTAAATGATGACTCCGAAATCTGCTTAAAAGCGGCGGCGTACTTAAAGATTAATGGTAGTTAAAGGAGAAAAGATGGCAGAGTTGATGGACAACGACAGTGCACAAGTGCCACAGACAATGCCGTCAGATCCTCCTAAGCAAGACAAACCGGAAGGGCCGGGTGATAGCCCGCTTGGGGTTTACGCACCTTTTCCGTACAGTGCAGAGCCATTCGCTGAGTTGTCACCCGACGCAAAGCGCGCACTATCTCAGCTGGACGACATTGCATCAAAGACAGATACAGCAGCACGAAGATTAGAGATTGAGCAGGCCTGGGAGGCTTGCCACTTCGACCGTGGATACCAGCATTTGTTCCGCGGACGAAACGGAGGCTGGACAATTCCAGGTGCCTCCACCGGGTTTGGCGGTAAAGCACAGTTGAACAACATCGGAGTATATGACACGAACGTGTACGGCTCCAAGGGTGACATCATTGTTGCAGCCCTCTCCCGAGAAGTACCGAAACAAGAATTTTTCCCGATGAATCCAGAGTACGGGCCGGATATTGTTGCAGCTGAAGAGGCCGACAAGTTCAAGTTGATCTGGGCACGTAACAACAACCTGCATGCACTGTTGGTTGATTGCTCCCGTATTTTTTGGAATGAAGACCGGGTATTACTGTGGACGCGCTACGAACTGAACGGTCAGAAGTTTGGATTTGAAGAGGACCAACAGAGTGCCCCAACAGTACCGCAGAATGAGTTGAGCCCTCCCCCATTAGAGCCTTCGACCGGCCAAGAGGGTGAAGATGAAGTGATCGATGCAGTCACTGCGCCGCCAACGGAGGAAGGACCTGTTCTCGACTCCGACGAAGAGGATATCCTCGGGGAAGACATTCTTCCCACGTCAGAAGAGATGGAAGAGGAGCCTGCAACCAAGAAACCGTTGGGACGAGAGATTACCACCGCGCACGGCAAGCTGGACCATAAAGTGCCGATTGCAGTGGACAAGCTCTGTGATATGCAGTTTGTGCAGTTGAGTTTCGATCTTGATGTGGCGATAGTTAAAGCCACACTGCCTTGGATGGCAGACAAGATTAAGCCCGGTGGAGGCAACGCTAACACTCAGCTTGATCGAATAGCCCGAGAAAACGTACGCCAAGCAGTTCAAGGCGCCTACGTTACTGGGGATTCTTTGGATCGGCACTGCACTCTAAAGTATTCATGGTTCCGACCTTCGTTCTTCATGGATGATTCCGTGGCGACCGCAGTCAGAGCCGAATTGTTTGAGAAGTTTCCGAACGGAGTTTTACTGGTAAAAGCTGGAGACGAATTCGGTTTCGCCCGCAACGAGAGCATGGATGATCACATTGTGATCGGACATCCAACCTCAGGTAAGGGACAGAACCGTAGAGCAATGGGTACGTCGCTCATCGCAATCCAGAAGCGCATCAACGATTGGGTCGATCTACTTGACGACTTCTTTAAACGGACCATACCTAAGAAGTGGATGAATTCCGAAGCGTTCGATGTGGAGGCAATCAAGACACAAACTAACGTTCCCGGAAGCACGGGTCCGTTCTTGCCTCAGCCAGGATTAACCACCGCAGACCAATATATCA